GTCATACCACGCCTTGAGGACGTTGGTTTCGATCTGTTCTTCCACCTTGTTAAGGCTTCTCTTGGCCATTTCGTATCCTTCCAATGTTAACCGCAATGCTTACATTGTATGGTGCGGGTGTGCAAGCGGTTTGTCCGCTTATTGCCTCGGTTGTAAAGGCATATCTGCACGCTGCGCCGCGTCGTAAAGCGCCATGATCGTCGCGGGTGATCCCGATGCGCGCCCGTCGTGGTATATCCTGCTGCGATTAGGGGCTTTAGGGAAACGAAGTTTTTCTAAATGGGAAGTGTTACATCTCACCATCGAAATATACCCCATCAGGCCTAATGTTTTTGAAATGTAAGGCCCCGCCGGTATTTCACCCAAGAGGTTTCTCATGGCATTGACAGACACAAACCCGCCCCTGAACCCTGAAACGCTGTCAGATATTGCGATTCTGATTGATGTTATCGTCTTGTCGTTTTCGGATGACCGTTTTCCAAACTGCACACGCATTGAAGTTTCCACTTGGTGCGCCCACCACATCTTCGCGCCCGCCACGATGTGAGGGTTTGGAAGGAGGATGCCCCCATTATCAAGTTCAGTTTGAAGTTCATCCGGGCTGATGCCGCCGAATAGTGCAGATACCTGTTTGATATTTAATAACTTTTTCATGTCTTAGACCCTTTCCTATGTTTAACCCATACTCAATCCTAACGGGTTGTTTGGGTTGAGTCTAGCAAAAAAGTGCTGCCCGGATAACTGACATATCTAAAAACCCCGATCACACCTCATAAACCATTGATAAACTTAAACCTTTTTCAGTATTATCCGTTTTCTGCCCGGACCGTGACGCTTCCAAACCTGTGGCTATAGCGGGAAAGAGTCATCGTCTATAATTTACAGTATTTATAAAACCTTACATTTCTTGCACGTAATGAAACACTTCAATATACCGTCACAGTTTGGGTACAACAGAATATATGTATATAAACCAAACACTTAACAGGTGTAACGCTTGAATTTTCATCCGGGCACAAGCCCAGACTATCCGGGCAGAGCCATAAAAAAGCCCCGCCACAATTTAATGAGGCGGGGCGTTATTTATAGACCTGGCATTTTAATTACTGTTGACCGCACCGGCCCGCCGTCACCCAGTCGTTGCGCTGCGTCATACAGCGCCATGATGCTTGCGGGGTCGGTGCCCGTATGGTCTGCGATATGATATAGGCGGCATCTGTTCGGTGCTTTGGGGAAGGTATTAAGCTCTGAACGCGACGTGTTGCACCGCGTAGTGTGCCTGTAGCCTATCTGTTCAAGCTGCCGTGCCAGATACGGGCCGCCTGGCACTTTGAGGTCTTCAGACTCCAGCAGGTCACGAACCGCATTGAGCGACACCCACCCGCCCCTGAAGCCTACAGCCCCTTCCGTCACAGCCGACCGGATCAGCCCCGCCGCCGCCCCGTCACCCGCGTGCATCGCCTCAGCGGTGCTGGACGTCACAGGCGCGCGGGACGGCGCCACATCAAGCGCCAGGTGGCCCAGATAGCCCCGCACCGCCTCGGCCCCACCTGCACCCCACCAGTCGTAGTAGGATCCCCACCAGTCGCCCGTGCCGCCTGTCCACCATTCAGGATAGAACGCCCGCGCGGCTTCGTCCTCGGTTTGTAGGGCTGAGATGAAATGTGCGTAGCGGCGTTCGCCCGGCGTGGCCAGCATGCAATGCAGGTGGTTCGTGGTGAAGATCCAGTTGGTGAAATTCTGCGCGTCGTAGGAGCCTTTCCCTTTGCCGTGAATGTGCGCGGCATCGTCGGTGATCCACGGCTTGATCTTTTCGGCCAGCACCGACAATTCGCGCTTGCTGTGGTCGCCTATCTCGTTCACCACGATCAGCGTCTTGCGGTCCATATAGCCATTGAAGTCTGTGGCTATCACGTCAGGTGATGGGTGCGCCACATTCTTGCGCCCGTGACAATACGCGACGGCTTGGGAAATTGTTCCCTTACCGCACCCAGGCGTGCCTTGCATCACCGGCGACCAGCGCAACATGACGCCGGGCCGCTGCACCAGATGCGCCAGAATTTGCAACAGCGTGTGCTGGTCGGCAGCGTCCGGGAAGTTTGACCGGATGACGTGCAGGAACGGATCAACCGCATCAGGCCCCACAGGCGCTGCGGGCGCGGTATGCCCTGGCTCGTAGACGTTCCGGATCTTGCGCCCCTTGTCGTCATAAAGATCAACGCCTGCCAGCGGGTCATAGCCTGTCGCGTGGTAACTGAGCGTGTCAGGATGCTCCCACCAGTAATCCGCCGCCAGCTTGGCCCGCGCGTTGCCTGATGACGGGTCCATAATCATGATCGGCGGCAGTTGCGCCATGGCGTCTCTGAATTGTGTGCGGGCCTGAGGCTGCATCCCACCCCTCGCATCCACCGCCACGGCCTGCCCGGCTTCATTTCGGACAATGAAATAATAATTCAACTCCGCGTATTCCGGCGTCTGTAACGCAATGGCACCCTTGGCCGCCAGAAAAGCCGTGACAGCACGCTTCACCGCCGCCTGCATTTTTACTTTGATGCCGTGCGGCTTGCATTCCTCGAGCACTGTGTCTCGATCAACCGGCGACAGCCGCGCCACCTCGTCGGCCAGCAACTCCGCGGCTGTAAGGGGATTTGATTGTATCTTGGCACATATCAGATCGACCACGCTTGCCGCGCGCGGCGCACTGGGCATCCCCTGCCCCGGCGCGGTCGGCATCATACCGGCCGGAACGTGAGACGGGCCGGGCATATTCATCAGGCGGTGTCGCGCTCCAATGCCCGCCACGTTCGCCCCGGCCCGCTTGGCGTGGTAGCCTATTGTTCCCATTCCCGATCCACCATTTTTTCCGGGCGTGAAAGACGCAAACCGCTTGCTCAACTCTTTGGGGTCGTAATGCCTGCTACGGCTCGACCACGCATCTGCAACTTGTAACCCTTCGTCACTGCCCCCTGACACGTCTACGATGGCCGCAATGATGGTGTGCCAGTGCTTGTCACCCCCTTTATGATCCGATTCCAGATCAGGGCTGATATACGTGAGCAATTCCTCCATCTCGGCCAGACTGGACGGCGTGTCCCGGCGCGGCGCTGGCATCACAGGCGCTTCGACCGTCAGGCGCTTATAAAAATCACCTGCCCCGTCGGTTGATGTGTGAACCACACGGGACATATGCGTCGCGCTTCCTGGCTTCAGGTGCCAGAACCCCGGCAAGCGCATCACGCGCGGCAAGTCTTTGACGGCTGGATCACCGTCGAATTTCTTGATCAGCGCGTCCTGCAGCGGTGTGAATTGTTCAAGCGTCACGTCATTGACAAGCCAATATGCGTGCCATTTGCCGGGCGAACTTTCGACTTCGATGTGCGGGGTTTCCCATTCCCGGACAGGCTCAATCGGTGCGCCGTCAAGATCCAGCCAAAGCGCACGAACCCGTGTGATATTCTCAGCTTTGCGGCCCGTGCCGTCCGTTGCATTGATGGTGATAAACACACCAGCGCCACGGCTTTGCAGATCGGTCAGACTGTCGGCATGATCCGCAAGCGTGCCGTGAAACACCCGCGCCAGTCGGTTATCTTTCCGGGCCGAGTCGTCGTCAAACGTCTGGAATGTGAATGATGTTGCATCAGGATCAAGTAACCGCAGGAATGATTCGGCCTGCGCCAGATCGGGCGTCACGGCGTCTCACCATGCTCAAAGCGGGCGGATCGTGTCTCGATTGCTTTGAAATTGGTCATGGAAAGCCCTTGTTCGGGCCAAGCCTTGCGCTGGAACGCGCGTCATGGTATCTAAGGCTCAGCGTTGTGACAGATGCACCCTACCGCCTTGCACCTCGCATGGCAAGCCCCGTCCCTTAAACCGGACGGGGCTTTACTTATCCAGCAGCGCCCGCACAGCCGCCCGCAGATCAGGCATCAGGAAATAATGCTTCACCGTCTCGGGGCTTGTTGGCGGCACGCATTTGTTGGCCACGTCTTGGCGGGACCATGAGTCCAGACACCCGTCGGCCTCACGCGTCAGGGCGATGGCGGCCCGGAGGATCACCTCGCGCCGACCTTCCGGCGACATTCTTACTCGTTTCATCTGTCAAACTCCTTCGGGTTACGACGGCATTCCCAGCAAGGGCCACCTGTTTCGTGTGGGTACCCGCAATTGCACCATTTTCCGCTTGGTAAACGATGAATTGCGGCCTGTTCAGCCCGATATGCTCCATCGTTTTCAGGGCACCAAGCGCCTGACCCTTTATTGTCTCTGCTCCACATCTGTCAGACTCCTTTGCATTACTATTGCCAGTTATTGACCGTCTTGTCAAACGCCTTGATAAACAGCGCGGCGGCTTGCGGCACGATTGCATTACCATACCCGCGCAGCCGCATCACGCGGCGGGCTTCTTTGGTGCTTTGCGCAAGCGGGCTGGAAGCTGGCACGAAATCGCCGCGTGGCACCACGCATCCGGGAAGCCCATCAGCCAGCCGCTGAAAGCTGGATTTAACTGGCCGCCACTTTCCATCGCGGCAGAACAGCCAGTCAACATCGTCCCATCCGCCGTGATCCGTGCCGCTTGGGGATTGGCTGACAGCCACGCCACTCTGCCCAACAGCGCGTTCAACGGGACGTTGGTGCATTCCCTGCCGTCCTTGTGGTCCCTGGTCGTCGGCGTCGGCCAGCCGCTCAGATTGTAGCGTATCTGATCCTCCAGATTCCGAATGTCGTTTGTCTTCCACCTGTTCCCCCCAGCATCGCCCCGAGCCCTCGGAGTCATCCAGCCGGACGGCACCAAAGAATGTTCGTTGTCGGATGTGCGGCGCGCCGACGCCCGCAGCCGGTATATCTGACGCCCCAACGGCGTAACGTGCGGCTTCCAAACGGTGGAATAGATCGTCGAGCCAGGTCCATTCAGGTTCGCCTCCAACGCGCTTTGCAGACTTTCCGAACACAGCCGCGCTTGCGACCTGTTCGCCAAACAGCACAGGGGGGCGGCAAGCCCTGACCAGACTGATAAAATGGGGGGCAAGGTGTCGCGCATCGTCTTTTCCTTCCAATTTTCCGGCCGCGCTGAACGGCTGACAAGGCGGCGACCCGGTCCAGACCGGGCGCGTTGAGGGCCATCCCGCCAGCTTGAGCGCATAGGCCCACCCGGCAATCCCGCAAAAGAAATGGCATTGCGTGAAGCCTTCCAGATCAGCTGGCTGCACATCAAGGATCGACCGGGAGTCGACCACGCCGTAGGGGATCAGCCCGTCAAACATCAACTGCCGGATCCACGCGCAGACCTGAGGGTCATTATCGTTGTAGTAAATGCTGGGCCGGGGCATCATAGCGTCACCACCACGCCCAGTGCCTCAGCCCGCACAAACAACCATCGACGACACTCGGGCCAGCCGTCACCGTTCAGCGTATGCGGCGCGTGATGCCTGGCCCACATATAGGCGTCAAGCCGGTCTGCAAACTTGAGACGCTCATATTCGTCCGGCGTCAACTCGGGCAGCCCCGGCCAGATACGATCCAGCGCGGCCCGCTCTTGCTCGTGGATGACCGTTGCACCCTTTGCCTGTGCTGGCACATCCCCTACCACGGATTCCCCGTCGTCATGCACCAGCGCCCATTGCAGCAATGCATTGGATGCATCGGGCCACAGCTTAAGGATGATGCGCGCCACCCGCCCGCCGTGTCCCGCCAGCGTGTCAACGGTCTGCGCCAGATCGGGGTTGGTGTGCCAGCGCCGGACAAAGCTGGCCCTGAATTGTGCCTCTAGGGTCATGTGCGTGTCGCCTCCATAATAGTGTCCCTCAATTCCAGCGCCGCTCGCTCGGACAGCCCCTGTGCGCTCATCACATCAAGCCCAAACCTGAAAAGGAACCGGCTTTGCATAGCCTCATCCGAGTCACCCGCAGCCAGCCGCATCCCGCCCCATCGCCGCATGGCGTCGGACAGGGACGACTGTGCCGCCTGGTTCCGCCTGTGCCGGGCGCGGATCCCCGCGGCCACAATCTCAGACGCGCCGTAAGGTATGGCAGGCTCGGCGGCTTGTATCTTGGCCGCCCCGGCCCTCAACGTTGCCAGCAGTTCCAGCGACATTTCGGACAGCACCCCGTCTACCTGATCCGGTGACGACCGCCCGGCAGGGACGTGATCGGCGCCGCAATAAGGGCACGCAAACACGACGGCCTCATATGTCAGCAGGCATTCCGGGCAGACCCTGACCGGCACCGCGTCGGGATTGCCATTGGCCTTGCGCGTCTCGTCTTGCCAGAGCGTCCAGGTGCGCGGCGTATCGGGCAGGCCGTGCTTGGCCGCCATGCGGACCACGTTGCCCACGTGGTCGATGACGATACCGTGGGTCTTGCCCGGAGCGGGTGTCAGGCATCGTGCAAACTGCTGGCAAAACAATCCGAAGCTGGCAGTCGGGCGGGCCATGATCACAACATCACAAGACGGCACATCGACCCCCTCGGCGAAAAGATTGACGTTGGTAAGGACTTGCAACTCGCCTGCTGCAAACTGATCGAATTGCGACTGGCGCAGGCTGTCATTGCTGGTGGCGTCCAGTGATGCGGCACGGATGCCCTCCGCCACAAACCGATCTGCAATGTCCCGCGCGTCCTGCACATCGACGGCAAAGACGATGGCTTGCCTGCCCGGAACGTGGCGCTGGTATGTCTCAACCACATCGCCGATTATTTCCGACTTGCGGGCGGCCTTGGTGGACGCGGGTGTGAAATCGCCAGTCGATCCGATCCGCAACAGCGCCTCGTCAATCCCGGTCTGTGACGCGATGACCCGATATTCGCAGACCATACCGATGTCGATCAGATCGCGCATGCCCGGCCCTTGCACCATCGCGTGAAAAACCCCGTGCTGATCGGCGTGCAATGACTTCTTGTCGGCCCTGATTGGCGTGGCCGTAACCCCCAGCCCCTTGGCGTTAGGGAACAGTGCAACGGCTTTGCCCCACTTGTTTTCCTGCAACAGATGCGCCGCCTCGTCGGTGGTCCAGCGCCGGATCGAGTTGCACCACGCATCGCCAGGCTTGAACCGGCGGATAAGGGTATCAACACCGGCCACGCTGACTGAGGCGCGCGGATCGTAGAAGTTCCGGCCCGTTGTTTTGACGTGCTGCGATATGCAGTAATTTATGACCGGCTGAGGCGCGATGATGTTGTGGTAAATGCCGGTCAGCGCATAGGTGCGGCTGATCTGTCCGACCAGTTCCTGCCGATGGACAATGGTGCAAGACCGCTCCCCATCGGCGTTCAGCGCGGCAAATGTCACGGTCTTACCGCTGCGTGTCGGCATCACGGCCAGCACGTTTTGCGCCCCGTTATCCCACTTGGCGCGGATGTCGTCGATCAGTTGCGTCTGGTATGGTCTGAGTGTGATTGTCATGCGCTATTACTATCCAGCCCGCCCCGGCCCGTCAAGGTAATAATAGGTATTTACAACCCCGCCCGCATCGGTTAGTAGAGGGTAATACCAAACCAAACAGGAGACTACCTAATGCAGATCACCTTTGACCCCCACAACGTCCAGGAATGCGCCACGATTGCCCGCTTGCTTGGCACCGCCGCCCCGGCACCTGCACAGCCCGAGACGGCACCTGCACAGCCCGAGACGGCACCTGCACAGCCCGAGACGGCACCTGCACAGCCCGACACAGACTGTCACGGCATGACCCACGACGACGCAATCCACAGCACGCCGCCCAGCTTTAACGCTGACGGATCCTGGCGGGCCAAGCGCGGCGCAAAAGAAGCCTATGAAGCTGCGGTCGCCGCCGCTACGGCACCCGCACCAGCACCCGCACCAGCACCCGCACCGCAAGGGATGCCTGTGCCGCAACCGGCCAGCGCGGCCCCGGCAACACCGCCCGCCCCGATTGATTACAAGACAATGGCGCAGCGGTTCATGGCAAAAATGGCTGACCCTGACGGGCTGCCCGCAGAATATGAGGCAATCTATGCCGCCCTGTCCATCGGTTATGACGATCTGGAAACTAACCAGACCAGCATCGCCCGGCTCTCAGATTATATGGACGCGGTAGACAACGGCGACGACCACGACGGATGCGTCCGCCATGCCATGAGCGCCGACCAATGACGCACCGGGCGGGCTGTTGCGGCCCGCCTTTTACACCATAGATGGGAGACACACACCAATGACGATTGAAACCCGCCCCAGCGCCGCCCACCGCTGGACGAAATGTTCCGCCGCGCCATTGTTTGCCAGCCGCGCCGGACCGCAACCGACCAGTGACGCCGCGCGGGAAGGCACCTGCGCGGCATGGGTGGCTGAGTTGATGCTGACTGACAAGCCTGTCGCGGTCGGCATGACCCACGAAAACGGCTGGGAAGTTGACGCCGACATGATCGACCACATGCAGGACTATGCAGACATCTGCCGCGCGGATGGCGGCAAAATGTGGGTTGAGCAGCATGTAGGATTATCGGAAAAAATATACGGGACGCCCGATTGCGCAACGCTGGCTGACGGCGTGCTGACCGTCCGGGATCTGAAATATGGCTTCAGACTTGTATCGCCAGACAGCCCGCAATTGATCATCTATGCGGCTGCGATATTGCTTGCACCGCCCGGCCCGGTCCGCACGATCCGCACCGAGATTTACCAGCCGCGCGGCTTTCACCAAGACGGCCCGCGCCGTTGGATCGACTGGACTACGGGTGAAATCCGCGCCAAAGCGGCATGGATCATCCAGCGCGCTGAAGAATGTTACAAGCCAGATCCTATCGCCACGCCCGGCGACCATTGCCTGTATTGTGACGGCGCGGTCGGCTGCGTGGCGCTGCAACAGACAACCGCCACGGCGCTGGCCATTGCCGAGATGACCGGCCACCGCGACCGGACACCGTTTGAAATGTCTCAGGCATTGCATTTTTACCGGAACGCGTTGGAAATTATCAGCGCAGCGGCAAAGGCCACCGAGGTGGAAGCCGAAGCGCGGGCCAAGCGCGGCGAGCGCCTGCCTGGGTGGGGGCTTCTGCCTCGTCTGGGTAACACGCGCGTCAAAGCATCGCCCGCAGCCATCAAGGCGCTGACCGGAAAGGACGCCACAAAAATTGTGCCGATGAATGTTGGCGACCTCAAACTCGCAGGCTTGACCGAGGCGCAATTATCGCTTATTACCGAACGACCAACCATCGGCCACAAGCTGACCACGCTGGATCAGGACGCCCTGACACGGCAACTCAACAGGAGCAACACGACATGAGCGGACCCGGACACAACTCAGTTGCAGGCGAGGAACTTCTGCAATTTATTGAACGGTGGGAGCAGTTGAACATCGAAAAACGCGAGATTGCGATGGTTCAAAACGAAGTCATGGCCGAAGCCAAAGGGCGCGGATATGACACCAAGCTGATCCGCAAGCTGATTGCCGAACGCAAGCGCAAGCCTGACGATATAGCCGAAGAAGAAGCCGTGCTAGAAATGTATCGGGAGGCGATAAAGATGCCGACCGGACCTCGCAACCAACCAACTAATGGAGACCAATAATATGTCACGCCACACCGAATACGGAAACAGCCCAGTCGGACGCCTCATCTCGGGCGACCCGTGGGTGAAGCAGACCACCGACGCGAACAACCGGGAAATCCCGCCTGAAAAGCGGTCATACTGGTTCGCCGTGGCGATTGAAAAGAACGCCCCCGGCATGAATGAGATGCTTGGCCTGATGTTCAAAGCCGCGCAGGCCGGATACGGGCAGGCTCCGCACATCATGGCGCAGATCAACATGGGGCTGGCGGCCACGGCGTTTAGCTGGAAAATTGCGGACGGCGACGAAATGCGCGCCAATCCGACAACCGGCGCGCAGGAGCCACGCTGGAAGCACGGCAAGGGCTGCTGGATCGCAAAGTTTTCGACCACGCTGCAAATCGCATCGGCCAAATACAACGGCGCCGTGCCGGCATATTGCGACCCGAGCGAAATCAAGCGCGGATATTATGTCACCGTGCCATTCTCCACATCTGCCAATGGGAACATGGACCACACGGCAGGCGTCTATCTGAACCCCCAGACCGTTTGCCTCGTCGGGTTCGGCCCGGAGATTGTCGGCGGCCCATCGCTGGAACAGCAGCTTGGCGCAGGTCCGGGTGCGTATATGCCCGCAGGTATGACCCAGACCCCGCAACTGCCAAGCGGTGCTGCGCAGGCTGCACCCGCACCGGCCCCGTCAGGTATGCCCGCACCCGCCCCTGCACCATCGGGTATGCCCGGCCCCCAGCCGCAGACCTCTGGTATGCCGACGCCTGCCGCCAGTGGGATGCCTACGGCGACTGGATCAGGTGGTAATCCGCCCGCATACAGCGGTTATATGGCACCTGCAACGGGCGGTGGTATGCCTGGCGCGTAACGGATCATAGGGCGGGCTGTCATGGCCCGCCCGTCACACGCAACAGGGAGACACACGCTATGAAATCTAACATCATCGACATTGACGTTGAGGTAACGCACCGGACAGAAAAAGCGGTTTTGGTTCACACAGGCATCAAAGAAGAATCTGTATGGCTGCCTCTTTCTCAAATCGAGATTCAACATTCGGGATTTCCAGGAATTGAAACTGTCACGCTGCCTGAATGGCTCGCACTGGAAAAGGGTCTTATTTAATGACACAATTCAAGCCCGGCGACAGAGTGACCCACAATCCGACCGGCGAGGAATGGACGGTGGACAGAGCCTATGGGTCTTATGTGGTTCCAGCAGGCTGGCCTGAGTCGCACGCCCTTGCCGCTGATTGCACGTTGATTTGCGGCTGCACCACGTCAGACGAGCGGGAAGCCTGCACCAGAGCGTGCGACACTGTGGCGCTGTGACAGAGTGGAACGACTTCCCATACGACCTTGAATCCTACCCGAACGTATTCAGCGCGGTAATCGTTCACGCCCCGAGCGGCACGGAATGGATTTTTGAGGTGTCTGACCGGGTGAACCAGTCCCGCCAGTTGCTCAACTTCATTCACGCCCTCAGCCAGCATCCCGGCAATCGTATGGTGGGCTATAATAACGTCGGATACGACTATCCGTTGCTGCACGCCCTGTTGCGGTTTGACTTGTTTACCGCTGCCGATGCCTATCAGATATCCATGGGCATCATCGAGACGCCGTGGGACGACAGGTTCCGCAATACCGTCTGGGCGTCTGACATGATCGTTCCGCAAGTCGATCTGTTCAAGATCCACCACTTCGACAACCAAGCGCGGCTGACCAGCCTGAAGCAGATCGAGATTGCCCTACAGTTGCCGCACGTTGCGGACCTGCCATTTCCGCCCGGCACGGTCCTGACGCCCGACCAGATCCCGCAGTTGCTCGGATACAACCGGCACGACGTGGCCGCCACCCTGCAATTCTACCGGCAGTCCGCGCCTGCGCTGGCGTTTCGGGATGAGATGTCGGCCGAGTTGGGTATCGACACGACAAACCTCAGCGATACGTCAATTGGATCTGAAATCTTTATTTCCGAAATGGAAAAAAGAGCGCCAGGACTGGTGGGCAAGCGCGGGCGTTGGAACCAGACACAACGCCCTGTGATGAATCTTTGGGAATACTTGTGGGACTATATCACATTTGACCATCCTGAATTTCAAAAGATTATTGAGTTTTTCAAAGCAAGCAGTGTTACAAAAACCAAAGGTGTTTTTAAAAATCTCAACGCAAACTGCTACGGTATTGATTTTAAGTTTGGGATGGGTGGCATACACGGCGCGAAAAATAACACGACAATGCGCAGCTGCGCAAACCGTGTTATCCAAGGCCGTGACGTAAAAAGCTACTACCCCAACTTGTCAATCAAGAATAGAATTTACCCTGCACACTTGGGTGAAGTGTTTTGTGATATTTACGAAGACCTTTATATCCGAAGACAATCATTCCCCAAGTCAAACCCGAGGAACGGCGCACTAAAGTTGTCGCTCAACGGCGGCAGCTATGGTAAAACAAACAGCGAGCATGGCCCTTTTCGAGACCCCGCTGTTATGCTGACGATCACGATCAACGGACAGCTTTTGTTGTGCATGTTGGCCGAACGGCTGGCGGCCATCCCGACGCTGGAATTGATCCAAGTCAACACCGATGGAATTGAATATATCGTGGACCGGGACCGGGTGGGCGAGTGCGACGCGGTGTCGGCGGAATGGGAAAAACTGACCGGGCTAGAATTGGAGTCTGATGACTACCAGAGTTTCCACCAACGCGATGTAAATTCGTACCTGGCGATTGATGCGCGTGGCGGCGTGAAGTGCAAGGGCGCGTTTGAGTATCAGCACGGGCTAGGCTACGGCGACGGCTGGCATAAAAACCAATCGTGCAAAATCATTGCCATTGCCGCCGAGGCGTATCTGGTGCGCGGCGTGCCGGTGGCCGATACCGTGGCGGCCTGCGACAACGCGTTTCACTTTATGCACACACTGAAAGTCCAGCGCGGCGACAGGGTAATGTTGGGCGGCGATCTGTCCGACTATGACTGCCAGTGGACGCCACCAGACGCCAAGGGGCGGCCCGTGAACCGCAAGATGCACAGCGGCGGGGTGGCACAGCAGCGGACGGGCCGCTACTACGTCACCCGCACGGGCGGCGCGCAGTTGTGGAAGATCATGCCGCCGCTGCCCAAGCTGCCATCGCACGACCGGCCCCAGGCGATCCTGAAGGGTGAGACGGTGCTGATGTGCAATGATCTGCACGACTTCGACTGGGCGTTGCTGGACCGGGATTATTATGCGCGGGCCGCTTGGGACCTGGTTCTCAGCACCGGCGGGTGACGGGAGGAACACCCGCCGGGCTTGGAGACACCACACAACACGGACACTGTGCATTATTTTCGGCAGCTGCGCAATGGGGTGTTGACACGGTAGGTAATAGGTGGCAATAAGGATGCAACAGAAACGCAACCGGAGACAAGACAATGCATGCCACCATCAAAAACGCAGCTTACAAAATCTTCAACACCGAAGCCGACGCTGTTGCAGCCCTAGCCACTCTGGGCTTTGAGGATGGCGAACTGGCGATCCGCGTAGATCCCAAAGGATCGGGCCGCTGCTTTATCGAAGTCCTTGACTTGGACGACGGCGCAGTGATCGGGCGGATATAACCGTGACCCACCACACCGAACGCCCCTGCGCCGCCGTCGGGCTGACATCCTACCGCTACGGTCATATCATGATCGGCGCGACCAGCACGCAGGATGCCTTGAACGAAGCGAACCGGTCCCTGACACACGGCACAGTCACGGTTGACCGGCTGGAAATATGGAACGCCCTGACCGGGCTTTATGAGAATGTGACGACATGAAACTCACACCGGACGAACTGGCAGAAGCCGTCAAAAAGATAGTGACTGATAACGGTGACATTTTGACAGGACTGTTATTCGACACGCTTTACGGCAGCCATTCATACCGCACCGTTACATCACGGGGTTTGGATGGGACGCCTGTGGCGGTTTTTATGGCATGACCCACCACACCGAACGCCCCAGCCCCGCCCACCACAACGCAACCGGAGACATCACCATGAAACTTGAAATTGACAGATACGATTTTGAACGCATCATTATGCTGCTGGACGCAGCGGACAATGCGCTGACCGTTGCCGCCAATCTGGAAAAGCGCCAAGAGGCAGGCAAGCCATTGCGTCAGATCACGGCGCAGGAACGCGCAAAAGGAACGCGCGAAACTGTGGCCGAAATGATTGCTAAATATCTATGACACACCTTTATCATCTATGCCACAACGCGCGCCGGATGGACCGGCACAGTGGAGGCGGAATTGTGGGCACGGTTCAAAGCGGTCAGGCCCCAGGACGCTTGCGCTGTCACACCGGCCCGCCCTGCACTGCATCCGATACCTGAACAAATCGACGCGGCTCTTGAATGGGCGCGCGAATACCTGTTGACAGGGTGGGTAATTGGTGGCAATAAGGATGCAGAGAAACACACCGGCAAGGAGCCAAGACCATGAACAGCCAGAGCATCAACCAGATCACCGCCCGCGCAGCACAAGAAGTTGCAGAATTTATCGGTGTCACTGCACAGGTTGCCATGCGCGACCACGCCGACGCGGTTTTCAAAATGACCTGCGCAATCATGGCCGCCCGCGCCGCCTGAGACACAACCGGGCGGGCGCGTAACAGCCCCGCCCACCACCAACCAAACCGGAGCAAACCAAATGAAAACCATCACACCCACACCGACCCCGACAACGTTTTTCCTGCCCGCCGACGACCTGCGCGCGGCGTTCCAGTGTATCAGCACCGAACAGACCCGTTACTATTTGTGCGGCGTGCTGATCGAGGCGGACAAGTTGGTCGCTCTGGACGGCCACCAGATGCTGACGATTGAATTGCCGGACGGCTGCCACGTCGGCACGGAATGTTTCACGCAACGCATGGACGCGCCACGGATGCCCGGAGCCACCGGCACGCCAGCAGGCGCGGGGTTCATCCTGTCTTGTGACGCAACCGACAAGGCGTTCAAAGCCAAGGCGTTTGGCGGCGATCTATGGGTTTATGGTGACATTGAAACCGGGATCCTACAGTTTGTGATCAACCACGGCAAGGGCGGCGAGATGTCTCGTGTCGGCGTGCTGGAATTTAGCGTGATCGACGGCACCTATCCCGACTGGCGGCGCGTAATGGCCAAGGGCGACGGCGGAACGTCCAGCATGTGCTACGATCCTGCCGTGCTGGGCAAGCTGATCAAAGCCGCTGACGTGATCGACAAGGGCAAGGGCATCCGGCTGACCGGCGGCGCAACGCCGGGCGACTCAATCAAGGTAGAGTTCAAAGGGCTTGATCGGTTGCACGGCACGCTTTATCCGATGCGGTGGAACCAGACATGACCCTCAAAGACTGGCAGGCCCGGTGGGGCCACCACATCCCCGCACAGGCGCTTGCCGAGTTGACGGCTATCCTGAGTCCCGTAATGCCATCGCCCACCCCCACGGCACGTCACAGTGAGGCCGTGGGGGCAGCACAGATACGTTTGGCAGCGGGCCGTGCTGGCGTGCCGATCTGGCGTAACAATCAGGGCGGCTGCACCGACCAGACGGGCCGCCTGATCCGGTTCGGGCTGGGTAACGAATCGCCCGCCCTGAACGCGCGCTGGAAATCGTCCGATCTGATCGGGATGCTGCCCGTGGTGGTCCAGCAGTCACACGTCGGCAAAACGCTGGGGGTGTTCCTGGCGGTCGAAACCAAAAAACCAGGCTGGCACCTGACGCCCGGCGACAAGCGCGGCCAGGCGCAGGCGGCTTTCCTGCAATCCGTTCGCGGGTTCGGCGGTGTCGGTGGGTTCTGTTGCACATCCGACGATTTTTTAATGTTGACGCGGGCGGCAATAGCTGGTAATTGTAGGTTATAGAAACACCAACCGGAGAAACCGACCATGACCGAGCAAGAATATGAAATGAACGCCGCTGCAATCGCCACCGCCATCTGGGAAATCAGCACGGGCAACGGGCGCGACCTGGACGAGGAATTGCACGATAGTCACATGCAGAACTGCCACGACGCTGCAGCTAACACATACATCGACGACATCACCATTGATGAATGGCAGGCGGATGCGCTGGCTCAGGTCCAGTCCGCAGCTATCGCGCGCGGGTGCATCTGATGGCATACGGAACAGCAAACCACAACGGCGAGGATGTGGAGGTGGTGTTTATTGCCACCGGCGTTGTCACCGACTATGGCGTGGACCGCTCACCCACTTGGATCGAGTGGGATAATGTGGAGATCAACGATCTGACGATACTGGGGGTTGCGGTCGATGTGTCAAAGCTGCCGGTTGATCTGCAAGAGGCGATCTATGCGCTGGCCGACAATCTCGAATTTGAACAGGAGGATCCCGACTATGACTGACAACAAACACCCTCGCTTTGCCAACCTGCGCACCGGAGGCAACATGCCCCGCAAACGCCCAGGCTTGATCCGCGACGTCATCAGTCTGTTACTCATCATCGCCATGTGTGTGGCGTTTTATGTGGTGACACCGTAAACCGACCATCCTGCCCGTCGTGCTGTATGCTCATAGCGCACCATCCAAGATAACCAATATCGGCAGGCAAAGCGCACGGGCGGCAGGCAGATCATCGCCAGCCAATGCACCGGCACACGGTCCAACAAACGGAGCGCTGGCGTCAATTACCGCCGCCGCGCTGCCGGTCTGCAATGTCGTGCAACCGATTAATCCTGCCAGCATCACTGGCACCAATCCCCAGGTCTTCAATGTCAATCTCCTTGCGCTTAGCGATGTAGCTTCGGGCCTCAGCGTTTTCCGCTTGTGTTATGGCGTCACGGGTGGCGTCTCTGCGCGCGGCCATGATGATGCCCAGAAAGGCAAGGACCGCCACCCACGCGCCTAGAATCCACCGCACAGGGCGGCTGGAAAGGATTGCGGCGATCATGTCGCCCACCCATACCGCTTGGCCATCGCATAGACGCCCTCAACCGCCGCACCCATGCCCAAAGACAGCACCATCACAGCGTCGGGATCCATTGCCAGCATCTCACCTGCCTCTGATCCGGCCAGGTATCCAATGCCGTAGCGCAGGATGATCCGCGCGAATGGTCCGATGTTCGTCATGTGCGCTTGCCTTTAATAAGGGATGCCAGCAATTCAAGGATACGCGACCATAGGCTTGTGACCGGCGCAGATGTGTCATGGGGCGCAATAGGTGCAGGACTGACCACACCGTCCCACCACGCGCGTGCGTCGAAGCCGGGGCATTGCGTGGCCGCTCCGGGCATGTCGCGGTGGCCTTGAACCTTGGCGTTAGGAAAGCGCCCTAGCAATTCACGGATCAGCGCGATTTGTGCCTTGATCTGGGCCGGGGTCCGATTGTCTACACCGATGTTTGGTGCATCTAGGGTCACGCCACCCTCAACGCAGATGCCTACAGATGCGCTGTTTTCGCCTTGGGAATGCGCGCCCGTTTCAAATCGCCCCGGTTGCGACAGGTCACGGCCAGTCTCAACCATCCCATTTTTGCGTATGAAGTAGTGATAACCGATTTCGCGAAACCCGCGCGCCCGGTGCATCGCGTCAATATCAGCGGCGGTGAAGTCGCGCTCAATAGGCGTCGCGCTGTAGTGCTGCACGATCCAGAGAACCTTGCTGTCTGGCTGATAAGTCATTTTCCCATCCCCCTCAATAGCGTCTTTATGTCTGACCCGATTTCGTCAAGCCTGCGATCCACGCGGTCTCGACTGTCTTTCGCGGCTTCCATGTCCTCTTTGCGTTGAGACCACAGCCGTTTAATATCGGCAGCGTTTGCAATCCCCCGCGATTCCAGCCTGATAAACCAAACAATCACGCCGATAGCAGCAGCGATAATTGCCCAAAAGTCGCGCACTAATTCCATCACATTCCTGCCTTTAATAATGCCCCGGGTCTTGGCTGTCTAAAAACCGCCCATCGCCCCAGCCGTTGCGCTTCAGCAGATAACCAAGACTGTAGAGGGAAAACACGGGCAGGATAACAAAGCCGAGGGATAGGAACAAAACTGTACGGACAAACCCGATCACGCTCGTTTGTGCGTATTTGCTTTCCATCAGATTTTCACCTGCGCCGCATAAACAAAAATATCGTCAATCTGTTCCGGCGTGAAACCATCGCTGCCAAGCGCGTCAATTAGACCGTTTGTGCGCCGGATTTCCGTTGCATATTCCCAAGCGATAGCCGCTTTGGGGTCAGCATCCGCAATGGCCTGCACCGTGCCAATAAGGTCAAGTTGCCACAAGGTGACGCGGATTTGCGCGGGGCTGGTAACCATTGTCTCCCGTTTGGCGGCAAGGGCTTCGGCTTTGGTCGGGACGGGTGGCACGGTCAATTCCATGCCGCCAGCAATCGCCAACTGCACCCGCTGGTAGTCCTCATTTGCCGGGTCATTCGGCACGGACATAACCTGCCCACCGATTGTGACCTGATAACCGTTTGCGGTCTGTGTGATTTGCTCAATCATGCTGTCAACTCCGATGTGGCTGAAAGAATGGCCGACTTCGATCTGGTAATAATACTCGTTCCGCTGGTCCATTCCCAAATTGCATGGATACCGTTTGCAGGTTTCGCCGTTACAGAAGCTATGGCCGCGGCGTTCACAGAGGATTCCAATAGAACTGCAACGGTTGGGGCTGCCCTCATTGCAACGGGTAAAAACCAAGTGTGCCCAACGCTAACCGATGAACCCCCTAACGACCCATCGTGCCTAAATTCCGCATTGCAAATTTGGTAATACCTCTGGCATTTTATAAGTTCTGCGCCATAATCCATCCGCTCAAACGCAGTCGCAATAGTTCCCAATTCAATTTGTGCATCAGTATAAGTGCCACCCGTAAACCTTACAGTAGTATTAGTGTTTGCGGTCAGGGTGAATGTCGCACCTTTTGCGCGCGAAACCCCGTTAACTGTAGCCGTTGCCGTGCCTGTCCAGTTGATAACGTAGGTGCCTCCAACAATGTTTGCGCTCTCGATAACCTGCGAAACACCGCCAGCCGGGGCAGTCATTGTGCGCCCCGAGGCCGCACTTGTAAACGTCAGGTTTTGGCCGCTGGTGACGACAAACCAACGGTCAAGGGTGAATTGGTTTGCAACAGCCGTTGCAGTACCGCTGACGTAGGCCCGCTCATTGACGCGGCCCGATCCGTTGATGATTAGGTTGCGGCCTGAAAGTGGGGCAAATGCAACGGCAGTTCCTAAATAATTGACAATTAAAGATTTTCCACTTTGCGCCGAAATATCCGGCAACGTGCCAGACAATGCCGTTGCTGCGACCTCCTCTAGCCGCGCCTGCACCCACGGCAAGGCAATTTGCAATTCAGAAACATTCGTCCCGCTTAGCCATGAAAGATAGGCGTCAACATTGTTGTTAAAGTCCGTATCCGATTGCCCCTTTGCAGGAAACGGCAGCGGAAAATCTGTTATAACTGGCGTGGTCATAGGCTTTCAACCTCCAAAATTACGCTCGAAATGCCGCGCACGTCGGCGGTTGTTTGTGCGGATGTAATAAACCCATAACTTGCCAACTCATTGTTCGCGCCTTCTCCGGCAAAAATACCGGCTTCACCGTCCATATCATCAACCAATCGCCAAAATCCAGCGGCCTCAAAGTTTTGCAGCATAATTGGATAGCTTGTTTTTGCTGCCGGGGTTCTGCGCAATAGCGTTGTAAGCGTGCCTTCGGTCCTCTTGATGGATCGGCTGCGTAATGTGCGCACAGCCTTAGTGCCAAGCGTTCCATAGTTTTGCACAACTCCCAGTGTAATGGCTGACGCCTCAGCGTTAGCATACAGGTTTGTTAGCGTTAATTCAATAGTTGCGCCTTGTGGGATTGCAAGATCAAAATTCAGATATTTGCGTTCTCTGGATTGCGGCGTAAACAACCACCGCGCGAACGATCCGTTGTAGGACGTGCTGTCCTTAACGGTGTAAGAAACATTGGCAACATCACCCGTTGTCGTGACAGTGCCAACAATTGTGATGGACGTAGCGTTAAGCCCAAAGATTGCAATCGACGTTACGCGGGTCAGGGATTCCAGCGTGTATGTAATGCTTCCCGCGCGAATTGTTTTGGTTTCAATCACCCGGTATTTGTCAGCCCCGAATTGCAAATCAAACGCCGCATAACGATTGGCGGGGCCAATGTCGAACCAATCTGTGCTAGCGGCAAGCCCCGGCTCTTGCGTGGTGCTGGCCGCCGATACCTCGAAGTTGCGTTCACCCACCCGCCGCTGATTGCCAAGCGTATAGGTGCCAGCCGTCCAGGCCGTTTCTAGCGCCACGTTTGACGCCGTGATATTGGCATCACTGATCAGGATTGGCCGCATTACTTTTAGGGTCATGCTGTCTCCAAAATGGTCAGTTGACCCTCAGTATTGTTTGCAGTTTGCCCAGTATAGGCCGCTGTAAATTCGCTTGTCGATTGCAAACGATCAATGCGGGCGTTTAGGGCTTTAAGTTCGGCCAGCATTTCAGCCGATGAACGCTCCGGCGTGTATTCAATGCCGTTCGATGCACGTGACGTGCCGCGCATAAAATCAACGCCCGTTGCAAACAGGTCTTCATTCACCAAAGACCGCAAGCTGTCGCCCAGCGCGTCGGCCCCGGCGCTGATTTCTGCAAAGGCGGGCGACAGCTGCATCAGGGACGCCACCAGCCCGCTATCGCCCAGCGCGTCGGCCTCATCCACCAGCGCCCGGAACGCGGCCCGCGTGGCAGGCAGGGTATCAATCCCAAGCGCCAGCATTTCAATGGAAAGCAATTCCGTTGCCCGAGCGATACGTTCCGCGTCGGTGAAGAAATTCTGATAATAGGACTGTGACACCGCGTTGAAGTTTTCAACCGCCTGCGTAAGCCCCGCAAATGCCGGGGAAAGCATGATCAGCCCCGCCGCCAAGTCGATATTGCCCGCAAGCTGTGCGCTGTCCACAAGACCCCGAAACGCTGCCCGGTCCTGTGGAATTGCACTGACGCCCAATGCGGCCAAAGAAGCCGCAAGCCGTGACGTTGCATCAGCCCGCTTTTCCTCGCCCGTATAGAACGCATCATAATAAGCCGCCGTGGATGCCGCGAAATTATCAAGAGAACCGAACAGGCTTGCAAACGTATCAGCCGCTGCCGCCCCTGCCAATGAAACGCCATATGCCGAAAAGCCCAGGCTTTGGAACACGTCGTTTACAACGGTAAGCGACTGCGCCAGCCGCGATATAGCAACCATTGCGCCCTCGCCGTCTTTTTGCAGCGCCTGCAACCCGGGGATCATGCCCGCAAAGGCATCACCCAGCCCTACAAATGCGTCCGTGACGGCCTTTTGCGCGTCCGCATCAGACATGCCCTTAGTCGACACATTGATTGTGTGGGCAAAGTTGCCAAAGGTGGATCCGGCAATGCCCAGCAAAGCCGCCGCGTCAACGATGCCGCCCTGAATTTCCCCAACTGCCTTAATCAGCGGGTTTGCGATTTCATCGCTGGCGTTTTGGAAGCTGGTTCGCACCTTTTTGGACAAGCCCCAAAACCGCTTGGTTTCGATGGTTTTGAAAGTCTGCACCAGCGTGCCCATGCCGTTGACTGTCAATTTCAAGCCTGCGTCAAGTTCCTTGGTTTTCTTTTTGAAGAACGAAACCACCGCGACAACCGCAAGCAATGGCGCTGCAATAGCCCCAATCGCCGTGGATATGCCCGCCAATCCGCCAACCGACAGCCCGCCCGATACAGCGCCCGTAAGCCCGCCCAGGCCCCCGTAAACGCTTGTCATGAACCCTGCGCCAAAGTTTGAGCCGATGGTGCCCAGAACGCCGCCAATGCCGCCCAGCATCCCGCCGCCGCTGCCCAAGTTGCCAAGCATCCCCAATGGCCCGCCACCGCCGGCCGCGCCCGCAAGAGCCTGCGTTGCCCCTCCAACACCGCCGCCACCAATACCCAAAGACAGCATGACGCGGTTCTTCAGGTAAAACGCGATGATCTGTTTCAGCGTGTCCTTGGCGATGTTCAGCAACCCCTTGAAGCCACCCTTGAACCCGTCAACCATCCAATCAACCGCGCGCCCGATCCCGCTGACAACCATACCCTCGATTGCGTCTGCATATGCTTTCACGGCCTTTTCGGCTTCGGTCATTTCAATGTTAAATGCCTCAGCCTCGGTCGCAACCTTTTTGATTTCCTTTGCGGCCTTGCCCGCCGCCCCGCCGGATCCAGCGCCGCCGCCCGTTTCACCAAGGGAATTGTTTAGCTGATCTGCCGCCACAGCAGCGCCTTCAGTTTCAATAGCGCTTTGGGTCATTGCATCGCGCAGCGCTTGGATTGATTCCATGGGGGCGGAAAACCCGTCTTTTGCCGCAGTTGCCGCGGATGTTGCCGCTGACGCTAAATCTTCGGCGGCAACCTGTGCTTTGCCTAATTCTTGAGTAATGACTGCGCTGGCCCCTTGTAGGTTGGAACCAAACAGCGCATTCAAGCCGTCCGCAACCACCCAAGTCAAATCAACAAAGGCACCAGCCATCACTTTAATTGCACTCAGGAAAAATGCCTGTATGTTGGCAGACATTGCCGCAACCGACTGTCCAATAAACTCCACACCCAAGCCGATGCGCTGCCACGCATCGACCGCTACATCTGCCACAAGGCGCATCGCTTCGCCAAACCCACCAGCCGCTTTGACCAGCCGCCCGAACATTGCGACCAGATACCCCGCCCCGACAATCAACGCGCCGACGCCTGTGGTGATCAGCGCCGTCTTGAGTATTCCCAGCGCGCCGGTCAGAGAGAACGTTGCAATCACCGCTGCGCCCATTGCCGCAACATATGGCCCCGCAAAAACCGCAGCAGCAATGCCCGAGCTGTATGCAATGACGTCGATGTTTTCGACCACGGCTGTAATAACTGGCAACAGCATGGTCAGCGCGTTTATGCCCATCTCAGCCGCCGCAAATAGCCCCGTGCCGATAGCCTGAACCGCCGCAAAGAAAGCCGGATCGGAAACCACCTTAGTCAGGCTTTCAATGGCATCGCGCAATCCCTTTGCGCCCGGCCCGGACAATTCAAAAAGGTCTCCAAAAGCATTGCGCAAGGATGCCAGCGCACCGCCAAGAGTGTTGCGTGCAGCCTCTGCCGACCCGCCGAATTGCTTTTCCAACTCTGCCAGAATGATTGTCTGCGCGCCGATTGTATCGTTGGCCGCGACCATCCCTTTAACCATTTCCTTTTGCGCTTCGGTGAACTGGATGCCCGACCGGGAAAGCGCAGTCATACCCAAGACCGGATCATTCAGCGCCTTGCCGACTTGCAGCGCCGCCGAGTTCAGGTCAGTGCCCATCGCCGTTGCCAAGTCCAGCGTGGCTTTGGTTGCCGCGTCAAACTGGTCGCCCCGCACCTGCGTGAATGTCAACAGCAAACCTTGCATTGAGTTGATCGCTTCATCGCCAAAATTTGTGACCTTTTGCAGCGCCGCCGCGTGCCTGTTCAAGTCATCCACGCTTTTGCCAGCCGCTCCGCCTGTCGATGCAAGGGCCGCGCCAAGCTGCGCCTGCACCTTTTCTGCCTCGACCGTAGCGTCGATAAAGCGGTTAAACTGCGCACTCAGTGCGACAATACTGACCGCCGCCGCCACTGCACTTGCCGCCGCTACGGCCAAGCCCTTACCCATACCGGCAAATGCGCCCTCCGCGCGGCCCGCGGATCCACCGGCCCGATCACCAGCGCCTGCAAACTTGTCCAGATCATCGCTGGCCGTCCGCACGGGTCGGCTGTCAACCTGTAGTCCGACCGATGCCATGTCATCCATGCGGCTTACTCCCGGAACGGCTGTGGCGTGTTTTTGCCATTCGACTCAAACAATTCACTTGCATAAACCCCGCTCATTTTTTGCAGCCATTGCGCTTCGTCGCCATCAAACTTCAGCCCCACATTTGCGGCCCACGCCTGAATTTCTAAATGGGACAGGGCCACCGGCCCCATCCCGCCTTGCATTGTTGGCCCGACATCCATCAGCCATTCCGCAAGATAAGCACGAAATGGCAGTTCAGGAAAGTCAGGTTCTTCATTTGCTTGCTCCAAAAAACTCCAACGCGTCTGCTTTATGTCCTTTGGCTGTGCACATAACCAAGCGTGCTGTCGTGCCCAGAGACAAAGCGCCTCTAGGCTTGTGCGAAAAAATTGGCCCGGTCCTTCAAGAACTCAGTCACTTCGTCCAATATTGACGGATATTTGCGATAGATCGCAAACGCCGCTTCTTCCGAAAACTCCACAGGCTTCCCGTCAAGGCTCAGGTTTTCCCAGCCGATGGTCGCATCAACGGCGGTCTGAATAATTCCCTCTTGCCCTTCATCGATCAGCGCACCAATTTGCGCCTCGGTCATTTTGGCGAAGTCCATCTTGCCGCCGCGCCGCTTCAGGATGCTGGTTGCGCGCTTGCGGGCTTTGGCCTTTGCCGCAGGGGCGTCAGGGCCGAGCAGGTTGAGGCGCATGGGCTTGGACGCGTCGGGCGTGCCGTCCTTGCCTGTAACGTATGCCGGCGCGTCTGTGCGGAGGTTTGTGAGGTGCAGCCAAGCGCCATTTTCTGATGCTGATACTGAGTCGAAACAATCCATGGTTTATATCCTTTGGTTTAGGTTAAATTCGGGGGGTGCGGTAAACCACGCCTCACCCCCCTAGCCTGCGGGAGTTGCAGGATTACGACGCGGCGACTTCCACATCGGCGCGCGTGAACTCGATATTGCAGCTTGCCATGTTGACCGACCCGACCGACTGGCCGCGCGGGAAAGACATGACCTTGCCCATGATGTAACGGATCGTGCCGTCGCTGCGGGTTTCGCGGAAGCTGATTTCGTCCTTAGACGCCAGCGCGGCAAGCAAGATGATCTGGCCAGCATTGGCAGAGTCGTAGCCAAGCGGAACCGTGATCGAGCCATAATTCAGTTCGCCGTGGAATTTGTTCACGATGCCGGTTTTCAGCGGGGTAAACGTGACCGCAGAATATGCCGCGCCAAACTCGGGAATTTCGGACGCCTCTCCCACCTCGGTCCACGACAGCGCGACGTATCCGGCTGCGTCGAATGTTGCGGGGGTAGCTGCCGAGACGGACAGAAACCCGCCGATGCCTTCAGTAAGTGCCATGATATTTTCCTTTCATGGGCGTGGATAGGCGGGATGCCTATTTCAGGACCGGGACAAGACCCGATGTAAATTCAACCAGAACTTCGCCGTCCGCCTCAGTGGCATCAACCACCGTGCCGGAATAAGTGACGCCGTTGGACATTGCGAATTGCAACACGTCGCCAGCCTTTGGCGTTCTGCCGCTGTAGATCATGGCAGGCGTTGTGCCGGTTGGCGTAGGCATTGTAACGATGCGCGCGCCAAGGATTGGTTTGGTTTTCATATTTAGACGCTCCTTTGAAAGATTGCGCTGCAACGGATCGACACGTTCTTGCGAAAGTATGTGCCGTCCATCGCGCCGGGTTGTGGGTCGCCCATGTCTGTCACCTGAATTTGACCGTCTCCGGCGGATAGTATCAGGTCAATGGGGAATTGGTCAATAATGCGCTGCGCCTGGTCGTCGGCCTCATCCTCGAACGTGCCCTCGTCCACAAAGACCGCCACAAACAGCCGAACGACCATCCGGCTTGACTTGGACAGGCCGAAACGCTCCGGCGGGGTGGTGGTAAAATATGCCAGCCAATACGGCGGCTCAGGCGTGATGTATTGCAGCGACGGCGTGTCATAAACTCCGGGCGCGTTCTCGCCCCATACAATCGGCGGCGCGGATGGCGTGGCGGCAAGGCGCGTGCGTAGCGCGGTTTTGATGTCTTTGTGGTTCATCCGACCCGTGCCTTTGCTTTTGCAATAGATGCCCGCACAATCGCGGGCCATTGATCAACGGCGCCCTCGACAAAGTGCGCGCCCACCTGGTTGTAAGTCCGGCCTAGCTTGTCATCACCCACAAAGCCGTTATTCACACGCCTCGCGTATTCTGCTGTCCAAGTGAATGTTGCCAGATCGCCACCTTTCATTCCTGCGGCTGCAAGAATGTAGGAAGATGCACCCTCACCCATAGCGCCTCCTGCCACCGACGATTGCAGGCTGTTGCGCAAGTTGCCCGTGTCAACAGGCATGCGTCCGCCTTTGGCTTTGGTCTGTTGCGCCACGGCGATGACGGATTGCGTCGCGTCCTTCAGCACGGCGTCAATTCGCTTTTCGGTCTTTTTTGTCCACTGGTCCAAAGTTGCAAAAGTATATTTTGCCATTATTCCAGCCTCGCAAAGAAGTCGATGCGGATATCAGAATAACACCTGCAATTCACGGTCTCACCGGCCGGTGCGCCAAGCGACGTGTCGCCGGGATACATCATCTGGTATCCACCCACAATGAACGGCACGCCCTGCGGAACAGGGTCTTGCTTGTCCGCGTCAAGGTGAGACTGTCGCGTCTTGCCATCCTCACCCGTGCTGTCCCAAGCCCTAACCACGTCTCCCGCCTGAACATCGTTGTTCGGGTTTTCGATCAACTGGTCCAGCGCCTCTTGCCGCCCTGCGTTCAACGCCTTGAGCGTTTCGGTGCGGGCGATTGTTTCGCCGCGCAACGCAAGCAGCCGATCCGAATACCGCGCCGCCATCCGGTCAATGTCCGCCTGTGCCACCGGCTTGCCGTCCGCCATAGCCCGGCGCACGATCCCGTCAAAGCGTTTGTCGCGCCGCGTGCGCGTAAAATAGTTTGCCATGCTGTCGGGGTCGGTCAGTTCACCACGCATATTCTGCACATAGCCCGCCTGCCTGCTGTGCAGCCCCACCAGACCGCCTTGCCGCTTGCCGTTGACCACGCGCCCGCCGATGTCCAGTGCGGTGCGCAGCGGCCCTGCGCCTGCCTCCAGCCCGGCCCTGATCGTCTGGGCTATCATCACGCGCGTGTCGTCCAGCACCTCAGTCACTAGCCGCGATCCAAGATCCAGCGCGATCCGCTCGGCACGCTCATTCCGGCCCCCGAACGACTGCACAACCCGGTTGGCAATCGGGGCGCGGCGCGTGGCGTGTTGGAACGCGCCCATCTGGTAATTGCCACCAGCGTTCATGGCTGCCGTGATTGCCGTATCGGTGCGGAACAAATCGGCCGCATCGAACCGCAGCGCGCGGAACGCCGCGTCCACATCACCGCGCGCAATGGCGGCTTCAAGTGCCTTCATATCCGCTTGGCTCTGCACCTGGCGCATAGCCGCGACAAACTCCGACCGGACGCCCGGCCAAGTGTCGTCCAGCCGCTTCAGGAACGCTTTGCGAGTGTCGCGGGTTGTCATTAGTATTTCACCGATTCTATGCAGAGTATCAGCGCATCGTCTGGGCTGAACCCTTGCGCGATACTGGCATTGTAGTGTAGTCGCCGGACAGCGGCAAGCAACACCGCTTTACGCGCTTCGCCGGGTAGTGCACTTTCCGCAGCGGCAAACAACGCTTCGGTGCTGGCTACGTCCATCATGCGCTTGGCTGTGTCGGTCATACATCCACCTCATCCATCAAGGTTTGTCAGGCCAGACGACACTAAACGGAAACCCAGCTTGATCTGGCACATCGCGCAGGGCTTGACGGTAGGTTGTCATTGCCTCGCCCATTGTGTTGTCGCTTAGGGCTTGCCAGTCTGTTGCTTGCAGGAGTTGGTCACGATGGTTGCGAACCGCTGCCTCTGCTTGATCTTGTGGCCTATTGACGACCGTGTAGCCAATGAACCAGCGATTACCGTGAATAGGCTGACCTACCTGAGACTGGTCTACCTCGCCTGTGATATGGTTTGTGGCGTCGTCTTCTGTCTTCAGACGGATCACCTCTTTGTGAGGCATATCACCCATTACTAAATTTTGTACCAACGGCTCATAGGCTGGCTTAGACAGTTCAATCACTGGATGCACCAGATGGCGCTTCAGCATCG